GTTCTTTGGTGTAAAAGAGAACACATTCATCAACAACTTTCGTTATGAAGTAGAAAAAGCCAGAGAAGTAACCAAACACAGATTAATGGAGGCTATGCTTGAGAACGCAATACAAAAGCATAATCCTGCAATACAGATATTCCTAGCAAAAAATTGGCTAGGCTTAGTTAACGATCCAGTAGCACAAGAAGGTAATACACCGCTACCATGGATTGAAGAATAAAGAAGAGTAACAGCACAACTATATAGTTCTCCTAAAATTATGTTGTTAAGACCGTGCTGTTGCTCTTCCCTTTATAGAGATATGTAGATGAAGTTAACACCACCACAAAAAGAGATTCTCAATCATCCTGCCCGTTTCAAGGTAGTAGTAAGTGGTAGACGATTCGGTAAAACATACGCAAGTATCGCCTCACTAGCAAAACATGCCTCTAAACCCAACACCAAAGTAATGTATGTAGCACCAAGTTATCGTATGGCTAAACAGATTGTGTGGGAAGACTTAAAGAGTATGTTGCGTGACAAGAACTGGATAAAGAAGATCAATGAATCAGAACTAACCATAACACTGGTTAATAGTAGTATCATAATGTTGCGTAGTGTGGACAATCCAGATTCAATTCGTGGACTAGGTTTAGATCACATAGTAATAGATGAAGCCGCAGATGTATCACAGTTAGATGAAGTGTGGAATGCAGTACTAAGACCTACACTATCAGATAGACAAGGCACAGCACTTATTATTAGTTCACCAAAAGGCAGAGGTTCATTATACGATCTATATCAAAATGAAAAGCGTTTAGAAGATTGGAAGAGTTGGCAATATACCACTATACAAGGTGGTAATGTAAGTGCAGAAGAAATAGAAGCCGCCAAAAGAGATATGGATGAACGCACATTCAAACAAGAATACTTAGCACAATGGGTAGACTACTCAGGACTTATATACTATGCATATGGCGATCATAACATACTACAACGACCTGATATGCTCAAAGATCCAGGCACAATGCTACACATAGGCATTGACTTCAACATAGATCCTGGATGTGCTGTAATAGCCGTTAAGACACAATTAGGCTTACACATCATAGATGAACTAGAAATATACGGTACTAACACACAAGAGATGTGTGCAGAAATACAACGCAAATACAAGAACAGGCGTGCCATAGTGTATCCAGATGCCTCAGGTGCACAACGCAGAACAAGTGCAGGAGGTATTACGGATCATATAATACTGTCTAACGCAGGCTTTCAACTTAAAGTAGGTGCAGTTAACCCTGCTGTAAAGGATAGAATAGCCGCAGTAAATAGTGTGCTAAAAGAAGACAATATTCGGTTGACAATTGATCCTAATTGTGTTAAAGTAATAAACGGACTTAGCAAACATGTGTACAAAGAAGGCACTAGGCAACCAGAGAAAGATTCAGGACTAGATCACTTCAATGATGCACTAGGATATATGGTCAATCACCTATTCCCATTAAACATCAAACCCATAACTAATCATCAAAGTCCAGTAGGACAAAGAATAAGGAGAAAAATATGAAAATACCAGATAATTGGAAAACAGAAAGCACTCACAAAACAAACACATTGAACACATTGGCACTTATAGGTATAAGTCTTATGTGGGGTCATATGTTAGATCTAATATCATTATGGTGGATGCCATTAACTGTGCTAACACTTATAGCCGCATATGGTAGTGAGATCAATAAAAGGAATTCATAATGAGTACTAGAAAAGGATTTGAAAAGTTAAGTGAGCAGAAAGCACACAACAAAGAAACACATCCTGAACGAGGCACTAGGCGTTATGCACAGAATGAAAAGATTATAAACAATAACCCTGTGTTGAAGAAAGCCAGAGATATATCACAAGGCTTCTCTCCTAGTAGTACTATAAGCACAGGTGCTGATGTTAGTCAACAATACAAAGACAACTATGATAAAATAGATTTCAAAGGTGTTAGACTAGAAAAGAAAGGATACCGTGTTAAAGTAAACGGTGTGTATCAAGACGAGCAAGACAATGACTAATCAATGGCACGGAGGCAAAGGCTCTGCTCCACGCAAGTCAAATGATCAACAAGCATATGAAGATAATTGGGAAAAGATATTTGGCAAAAAGAAGAAACAGCCAGATCACCCTGATTATGACCCTGCTGACACCGAATGGGAAGACTTAGCAGATGACTAAGTTCACTTACAAGCCTTTACCTGCAGGTGTTACTATAGGAAATAGCAACATAGAAGGCCTAGGTTTGTTTGCAACTGATCTGTTTCCTCCTCACACTATATTAGGTATAAGTCACCACATAGTAGACTATCAAATTATTAGAACACCATTAGGTGGCTTTGTTAATCACGCAAACAAGCCTAACTGTGAACTTGTAGAGAATGGAAACACATACATATTGCGTACTATTAGAAACATATTACCCAGAGAAGAACTAACTGTAAAGTATAGTATAGAACAATGATAACATCAACATACAGAATATATTGGTATCCTTCACTGCCGCGTGAACAATGGACTTATGAATTTGAACTAAGCACTGAAGAACAGTACAAAGATCGCACATGGACTATGCGTACCAGAGAAGAATTAGAACTGTATGCAAAGTATTATGCAGAACATATAGGTGGTCACAGATATGAAAAAACATTAGAAATAAACAGGAATAGAAATGAAAACAATTAAAACATTGCAAGACCTAGACAGAGAAGATGGTATAACCACATTCACTGAAGAGTTAGGCAATCATCCTGGACATGTGTTGTTTGAGCAATACATAAGTGCATACAAAGATCTAGATGATGTTGAAAAAGCACAACACAAATTAAGTGATAGTCAAGTGTACAGAGACTACATAGACGCACAAAAGTATGGCATTCAAATATATAATGTGCGTACTAGCCAAGGAATACACCCGGCTGCCGATGTATATAGCGTGGACAATGCCATATTTGTCCAAAAATAATCTATAATAGATAAATATACTTGTTATAACATAACTTGATACTCACACAGTGAGTAGTTATTATTCACTATAGGAATATTATATGGCCGCACCCTTCAACTATTACGATTATATCACAGGTTCCCATGAACTCTATCAACGATACGCAGACGACTGGAGACTTGCAGTACGATCCTTTTGGGGTGGTGTAGAGTACAGAGATGCACAATACTTAAGATCATATGCAATTGATCAAAGCACAGCAAGTGACACAATCAGAACTTACGATGAACAAGACGGTGTAGTAACAGGTAGTTACATCACAGAACTAGTTCGTCCAACAAATTCGCAACAAGAAGCAGACACAGGCAGTAGTGGTTATGTTGGTTCTTTCTATGATGAGAAAGTAAACAATGTACCAGTATTACCTTATACTAGACTGTATGTAAGCGAATACAACGCAATCTTATTTAGATCGCCTCCAGTTAGAAACCTCCCAGATGAAGCAGACATAAAAGAATTTATGCGTAACTGTGATGGCGAAGGCAATTCAATAAACGAATTCATGAGCATGGTAGACACATACTCAACAGTATACGGTGTTGTGTGGGTAAGTTGTTTGAAATTAGCAGGTGCAGATTATCCTAAGTGGAGAATGCATTCACCATTAGATGTACTCAATTGGAAGTATGGTTATGATGCTAATGGTGATCTACAATTAAAGAGTATTGTACTTAGAATAAGTCAAGAACCAGGAGTACAAATACTACAACACATAACCGCAGACACAATCGAAACAATCTTTATGCCACTAGGAGAAGATGATATAGATGTACCAGAAGGTGCTGAATATATTGTTGATCCAGAAGCAGAAGATGAAGACAAAGGATTTTACAGAACAATTCAAGAGAATCCTCTTGGATATCCTCCTGTAAGTCCCATATATCAAAGCACGAAGATCTACAATGGGATAGGTCATACACCTGTTTTTGATATTGCACAAATCCAACGCTCCATATACGGAGACTACGGGGAAATATACAGTAGCATATCGTACGGTGCTCATCCTGTAACAGTTGTAGATGAAACAACATTGACACAAAATGATTTCAATGTTGGTGCTGAGCCTGGATCTGTTATACAAGTACAGAACAGCCTCAATGGGCAACCTAACTTTACTTTTGAATTTAGGTCACCACCTCTAGACAGTATCAAAGAGTTGCGTGAACTTATCGATCAAAAGATAAGCAAAATGAACGAGTTAGCAATGATTAGATCAGAAGAACTAATCAAAGCAAGTCGATCAGGTGTACAACTTGAACAGTACGACAGCAAGTTAGAAGCAATGATACGCAAGAAAGCAACATCATTAGAGAATGCAGAAGCCAATGTGTTATGGCCTATGTGGTTTGATTGGCAAGGACTTGCAATGCCAGATGATTTAACAGTATCATATAATAGACTGTATAACCAAAAAGGTTTAGAAAACGAATTACAAGAGCTGGACAAATTACTACTCACTTATGAAAGATTTGAAAAAGTATTTGGGCCAGATAACTATGAAGATGAACCTGCAGAATTTGCCACAGTAGAAGAAGCAGAAGCAATGGCAAATGTCCTAGGCGGCTCAGGAACTCATAGTCATACCAGTGAGGAGGGCATAACTATATACATGCCATTTGAGACTCACGAAGAATACGAATTAACAGTAGCAATGGCAAGGTCAGAAGATGCTGACTTTGGTCCAGGGCTCAAACAAAAGATACAAGAGCGTTTAACACAATTAGTTGAAGGTTCTTACACGAACAATAGTCTTTAAACGGACAAGTTGTATAGGTAGGAGTACCATAGTAGGTGCCCTTAAGAAAAATACGCTCACTCAAGCGATAACTAGGAGATAGAAAATGGAAGCAGATTCCACAAATACAGTTGAACATACTGAACAAAGTGTTCCGGTAACAGATTCCGCAAATAGCGTCGACAATATGGAAAC